TATCGACTTGGAAGCGCTCTTGTGGTAACTGTGCCCGGTACTTACAGCCAACCTTGGTAACAAGCTTTGCCGACGCCTTCCCCCTTACCTTAGAATAGGGGTAAAAGACGATGGTAAAGCATCCATCCGGTAACTTCGAGAGTTCCTTCGCCCATTGCAACGCATGCGGTCCTTGTATTGTTTCCATGCCCAAATCTATAAAGGTTAGAACGAGAGGTAAAGGACATGGCGGGCCTTTGTCATATTTCCCGGGTTCCAAGACTGAATGCAACTCAAGTCGATTACTCAGCGGGGCGTCACACGGCGAGCATCCGGTGAGACCGAGATTTCATATGAGATTAAAATAATCACTGAATAACAAGCAAATAAATACATTCTCAATGTCAAAGCATACCATTATCATACTATAAGGTAATGTTTTTCATATCAAACCATTGTCTTATCCTATAGAATTATCCGGTAAATCATCAGGGATCGACGTATATTCATTTGGCATACGTTCAGAATAAAGCCCATAAAGTAAATAAATTAAAGCGGAAGGAAGCTGTGTAGTTAATCCAGCCTGATATTTTAATGGGACTTTCTTCTCACTTGTTTTATCCAGCTCAATGCGTCCATCCGTTTTCTTTCTCGGTGATAACATAATAGAACTACATAGGTTCGGACATTCGTTCTCATCGACCTGCACACGTGGAAAAGCATTTGATTGTTCTCCAAAAACAAGCAATAACAATTTGAATTGTTGCCAATAATATATCGTACTCTGGCCCTCATTCATAAGTTCCACAGAAAAACCAAAACTTTCTAATTCTCTTTTCAGGATACGGGCATCCGTTGTTATAGCCTCAAAGTCCTCTTTCTTTTTATTGCCTGCACGATCATAATACAGACGAATACGCTTATTTTTCACATCAGAGCCAAAGAATTCATGAATGGCAGAAGCCAACTCTGGCTGTTGTTGCGGATAATAACAAGTAAATTCTTTTAAAACACGAAGTTCTGTTCCCTGTTTACGCTCTTGCGCAACTACGATACTGGAAAAATGACCTGGATCATATCCCAACAGCAGTTCCTCACGTGAGTCATAATATTTCAAGTAAAAAGCAGTAAGCCGAAAGTGTTCCTTCAGGTCCAGCCTCATAATACTCGCATACTTATAGCTATCCGTAAACTGGTGTTTCTTCGGGACATAATTTGCGAAAAACCTATCTACGACCGCTCTTTTCCGGATAGCGCAAATAGCAGTTAAAAACTCGTCTATATCAAGGCTTTCCCATTGGGTCTTAAAAAATTTTGGACCAAGAATGTCTTTATTCACAAAAGAACTGGCTCGAATATAGTAAGTCGCATAACGGCGCATATCAGCCAATCGGGGTTTCCAGAGGGCAATAGTACGCTTTTGCTTCTCTATTTCAAGCCGGATCTTTTCCAATAAGACCGGATTTTTTTCCTCCCGAGATAAAACATCCGCTTTGTACATCTCATACAAAGCTTTATTCAAATGTAAGGAAACTGTTACTATTTCCTCTATCAAATCTTGATTTACATTATGCTCATATTCTTCAAACCAATTGTCTTCCCCCAAATCAACCCGAGCCGTATCCGATACTCCAGTAATTCCTTGATAATATTGACTGGCACGTATTTCCGCACTAGAGCCACGCAGAGACGGAAACAAACGGCTCTTCAGTTTCTCCCCTTTCTGGTGCTTCATTTCCTCTATAAAGGCATGCGTACCCGAACGCCCAGCCACTGACTCCGGCTGATCACTGGAGACTAGTTGTAAATGAAAACCATTTCGAAATAGAATGCTATGTTTTGGAAAAGCTATCGGATAGCGAGGCTGCCGAAAATGACCGGGGATCTTACTTTCTCCGACAATATAATCGACTCCATATTCCAACATCGTCCGTTTTCCATTCATGATTGGCCGGCTAAAATAGGCTTGAATATTCGGCCAAATATTAGTAAATAACGCAGTATAAGTCTTATGTACCAAAAAAGCCAGCTCCCCGGGCATATCATTCGCAACCTTAATAATACGAGGGCCAAATACACCCTCGGTCTTACCGCCAGCACGTGCCACTTCTACTATTTGAGTATTAGCATCCACCACATTCGCCCGAATTTGCATCAGGTTCATATAGTAATCCTCAAAACGATTTGATTGGATAACATTATTCTCCATGGCCAGGGATCTCCTCTATAATTTCAGCATCCACAATATCAGCATCACGTAAAAGTCGATGTTTCTCCTCTTTTTCCACCGGTAAATTATCTATCAGATTTATATAGAAACCATCGTTATTTTTCTTAGCGATCACTTTCAAGCTACGTTTATTAAAACCTATCAATTCCGCCGTAACCTCATTAGATATTAAAAATACCGGAGCCCAAGCATTTTCTTTATCCGCAGCCTCCGAAGCACGCAGACGACATTCATGGGCAGCATCAAGGCAGGATTTGGCTGTTTTATACTCATCCGCTGAAATCGCCAATTTCGCAAGGTCCTCATATTTATTGGCATAGTCTGTTTCCCAGACCTTCGTAGCTACATTATTGTCTACATTGAAGTAAGATATCGCAGAATAAAACCGGGCCTTACAGGTTCTGATATCAACATCCTTTTCCTGTAAAGCCATAATGCGGGAGCGAAGTAAACGAGCGGCCCGAGTGATATTTCGTTCATATTCATAGATCTCTGCCGCCCATTGTATCTGTTTTAGAAATAGTTGTACTTCTACCGGAATACCCTTACATTCCCCCGTTTGCAAGAAATGATGGACGATATCAGGATGGAGCTTCTCTATAGTCTCTAGGTAATTCATATACCAAACAAGTGTTTCTTCAAATCCTTTATTTTTCTTTCTTTTGAACGCTCCGCCAGAGCAGAAATAGAATCGATATCCCCCTTCTCTGCTTGCTTTGCTAACTCCGCATCGATATTCCATGCCCCGATCGCCAGTCCATTTTGATAAGCCAGAAAAAACGGATCGTCTGGAATTGTCAGACGGATCGCTAGTTCCACCCGTTCTTTTCCTGTCAGATTTAGTAAAGAGGCTATGCGCTCCGGACTATATCCAAGCGCACCGAACGATCTTATCTGAGCACTATAGTCTTCCATTGCTTAATAATCTTGCGGTAGCATCCACTGAGAGAGTCTCTCCTTGACGCACGAGTTGAATCGGTTGGTTCCTAAATAAAGCCTTAAATCGATAAACGGTCGCATCCGCATACCTCGGATCTATTTCCATAGCATAACAGATGCGATCCACTTGCTGGCATGCCATGATAGTTGATCCGGCTCCGGAAAAGAAATCAATCACAATCGATCTTGGACGAGAACTATTTCGAATAGGATAAGCCATTAAAGCTATAGGTTTCATGGTGGGATGAAGCGCATTTCTTTGAGGCTTGTCAAACTTCCATATAGTTGTTTGTTTCCGATCCGAAAACCAAGAATGTGATGCCCCGGGCTTCCACCCATATAAAACAGGTTCATGTTGCCACTGATAATCTTGACGTCCCAGACATATTGAGTTTTTTTCCCATATACAGCATTGAGCAAATTTAAAACCGGCTTGTTTGAATGCTACTCGGAAATTACCACCTTCACTATCCGCATGGAACACATATATCGCAGCTCCCGGCTTCATGATCTTGAACATATAGCTAAAAACCTGTCTTAAAAAAACCAAGAACATATCATTTTCCATCGAATCATTATCGATTGTCAGCTGATCAGGGGTATCACCTTGGTAGGAGACGTTATATGGTGGATCTGTCACGCATATATCCGCCATTTCCCCATTCATTAATTCCATGACAGATTTTATTTCTCGACAATCACCACACATTAAGCGGTGATTACCTAATAGCCATATGTCACCCGGTCTAGTTATATATTCATTTTCCGCTGGAATCCGGAGTTCCTCCTCGTCCTCTTTTATATCTTCTAAATCTTCACCTCCAAATAGATTGTGTTTAGGCAGACCTATATCCAAAGATTTCGCTTCGAAAGGTAAATTAAAACGTTCCATCGTATCAGAGTCGATGTTATACTTCTTGAACAATAATGTATCTGGATTTTTTTTAGCGAACTCAGAGTTATAAGCCGCAATTTCCTCGACCGCTTCTTTTTTATCTTCCGCATAAATAGGTTCATAAGGAATATCTGGAATTAGAAAACCAGATTTCCGCAAAGCCAATAGAGCTTTCCTGCGTTGGTGCGCATCAATGATCCATAATTTACCATCCGTATCCTTCCATGCTTTAAAGGCATACTTAAACCCACGGGTGATAATCAACATCTGCAGCTTAGCTAACTTATCAGGATCCGGTATCTTAAAATCTTCTTGCAATTCGTAAAATGAATCTAAAGAAGCTGTAGGTAAATTTCCTAAATTATAAATTGTTATTTCTTTCATCTTTCAATATCGTTTCAAAAATTACTTCACGCGCTTGGTGCTTAGCCAAGTTCTTTCTATCGTTATCACGTTGACTTGTTCGAGAGTCATTATTGAGATATGATCTATATCTCTTTATATTCTGTTGACAATTAGCATATTTCATCA